CAAAAGAAACGTAAGAAAGCTAAGACTAAAGAAGAGGCTGAGAAACTCGATAAGAAGTATAAGGAAGACCTTGAAAGGTTTGACCCTGAGACTCTTAAGAGACTTAAGGAACACAGAAGGTTAAAGAAGAGTATCAAAGATAAAAAAGATCAGGCTGTAGAAATCGTAAAGAGAGATATGGCTAAGGTTGTGATACCTGATGATAACCCTGTTGAACCATTTGTTCCAAGTACAGCTGAGGACATAAGGAAATACTTTGTTAAACAGGCTTCTATTGATGCAACTGGTTATGTAGAAGGTAAGAACAACATTGTGTTGTCTGTTGAACAAAACAAAGGTACACCCACAGGTGTTAACTCTCCAGTAGACTTCCATGAAACTAAAGTACCTTGGAATCACTCTTTAGGTACTGGAGTAAACTCAGTGAGAAACAACAGTGTAAATCCTATGATGGCAGTTGAAGAACGACTTAATGTTGAATACGGTGAGAAGTTCCTTAAGTCAAGAGGTTATGTTGATAAGAACGGTGTAGCCAGTCAGGCTAAGCTTATTGCTCACTTAAAGAAGATGCGTAAGGATGCTTTTGATAACTCTAAGGGTGAGATTAACTTTAACGATCTTGATAAAGCTATTGATCTTATTCCAAGAATGATCTTTAACAATATCGGAGGAAGACACGATCCTGACAATCTCATAGGGGCTATAGCTGACATTATCAGAAACGTAGCATTCATGACTAAGAACTCCTACATGGGTCTTATGAACTTGTTTGAGCAGGGTGAAGCTATTAAGGCTTACGGAGCTTGGCATATCATTAAGTCCATACCTGCTGTTAACGAAATGTTGACTCGTTGGGGTTCTGGAAACATGACAGCTTCTGAAGGTAAGGCCTTGACTAACTATTTGTACGGCAAGAGAGTCAGACAGCATGAGCTCTTTAGTGACATCCGAGAGATGTCCATAGAGAGACAGGCGGCCAGATTCAAAGGTAATAAAGCACTTGCCGCGGCTGTAGGTTGGTCTGAACAGTTGGCTTTTGCTAACCCGTTCACTAAATTCCTTAAGGCTACTGAAGATAACATTGTGTTGTCTGCACAGGACTCCTTTACTGGAGAGTTAGTGTCCTATGCCTTTACCAGACAGACTAAACACAAAGGTAAACACTATAACACAGGTTTCTTCAGCCAGACTACTCTGGACAGAAACAACGTTAGTAATCAGGAGATGGAAGACCTTTTGAAGGTTATTAAAGATAACGTAACGTATAATCACAAAGACGGCTCTTGGACTATGAGCAAAGAACAGGCGAATAACTTAAAGAGTAACGCAAGTGCTTTTGCTACCTTGAGAAGACTTGGTGACTATGTTGCTCAGGAGGTTATCCAGAAGAACAACCTTAGTGATACAAACCTTTGGGCAGGTTCTGCACACAATCCTTTGATTAACCTTGTGATGCAGTTCAAGACTTTTGCTATGCGCTCTTACAATAAGCGTATCGTTAAGTCTATGCAAAGAGCGGCTGAAGGTGATGAATTTGGTCAGGCTATGACTGTCATGATCGGTACAGCTTTAGGTACAGCATCTGCTTTGGCTCAGACTGGACTACAGACTCTGGGTATGACTGAAGAACAGCGTGAGAAATTCCTTGAGAAAGTTTATGGTTCTACTGACTGGAAGAATGACAGTAGCATCATCTTAGCTCAGGGTGTCCTTAACGGAGCTATGAGAAGTTCTATTTTTGCTTCTGTAGGTCTTGTTACAGGTGCTCTTGGTATTAACCCTCAGATCAGATCTACTAATGCTGTACAGTATGGTACAGACGGTTTAGGTGACTGGATGGTAAACAACGTCCCTGCATTAAGTTCACTTGATGTAATACGCACAGGTATTATGTCTGGTTATGCAGGTGTCACAGCTGATGATGACAATGTGCGTGACCGAAAGTTACGACAATTCTACAACTCTTTAGGAAGGCTTACTAACGTTCCGTTCTTAAGTAAAGCTGTTCCTAACTGGCTTAATGGAGAATATAGATAAATTATGGCGACTTCAATAACTTACACAGCTGATGGTGTTACAAACTCTTATAACATTCCGTTTGAATACCTGAAGAAAAGTTTTATTGTTGTCTCTACTTATGGTGTTGTAAGAAATGGAGGAGAAGTAGACAGTAACTCTGCCTACTACTGGTTCATTGATGACAACACCATTCAGTTCAGATCAACACAAAGCGCGGGTACACCGATTAAAATATGGAGATCAACGGACACAACTCAAAAGGTGGTATCGTTCAGGGACTCCTCTATACTTAAATCTTCTGACTTGAATATTGCACAGATTCAGGCCATGCACATTGCTGAGGAAGCAAGAGACAACGCTATCAAACTTAACGATAGTGGTTACTGGGACGTAAACTACAACAGATTGGCTAACGTTTCTGATGCTGTTTATTATTCTGATGCTGTAACTTATGGTCAGTTCATGACAGAATCTGAAGGTGTTGTTGCATATAAAGAAGAAGCTAAAGGTTATGCATCTGAGGCTAAATCCCATGCAAGTAACGCTAATAAGTACCTTGCGGCTGTTCAAAATATTAACATTAATATTCAGGATAATGTTGATACAGCTCTTGATGAAGCTAAGTTACAGCTTCAGAAAGCAACAAATACAGCGGTAAGCACTGTGTCTAACATTAAAGATGAGGCTGAAGACAGTATTGAGTCTGTGAGAAGCTCTGTTGTATCTGATGTTAATACAGCAGGTGTTAACGCAATAGCTGAAGTCAAAGCCTCAATCGGAGATACTGTTACTGACATTAATAATGCTATGGTCAGTGCTGTGGCTAAGGTTAACACAGCAGGAACAGATAATGTAAGTCAACTTAGTACTTTATATAAAAGTTATAAAACAGAACTTGACAGTACGATTACCAATGAAGTAAAACCCTTGGTTAACTCAGTGTCTGGTGCTGTAAATGAGGTTAAGACTGAGAAGGAACTTGCGGTATCCGTTGTTAATTCCACAGGGACAACTCAGAGTACAAACCTTAAGAACGACTATATTACTTATAAAGGTGACCTGAACTCCATTGTAAACGATGAAGTTAAACCTTTGGTTAACTCTGTAAAGAACGTTATCCCTGAGATTAACGAAACCACAGAAACAGCTGTTGCCTCTATTAAAGCTCTTTATACGGACTCTTATGGAGCTCTTAAGAACCAGTACGAGACTTATAAAGGAGACCTTAATAAGGTTCTTACTACGGATATTGAACCAGTTGTTAACACCCTCAACAGTAAAATGGAAGAGGCTACAACACTGAGTAACACCTTGGTATCAAAGATTAACTCTACTGGTGAAGATAATGTTGACCTTGTGGTTAAAGCTTGTGAACAACAGGTTGCTGAAGCTACTAAACAGGCTGACAGAGCTATGCAGTACGCTAATGACGCATCTTCTGGACAGCTTCAGGCTGACTGGAATATCACTGATTCCACAAGTAACGCATACATTAAGAACAAACCAACTATTCCTACTAAGACTTCTCAGTTGTCTAATGACTCTGGGTATCTTACGAGTGTTTCTTGGAGTGCAGTAACTGGTAAACCAACGTTTTCTAATGTAGCTACTTCTGGTTCTTATACAGACCTTAGCGATAAACCCACAGTTCCTACTAAAACTTCTCAGTTGAGTAATGACTCTGGGTATCTTACAAGTGTATCTTGGAGTACTGTAAGTAATAAACCAACGTTTGCTTCTGTAGCTACATCAGGTTCTTACACTGATCTCAGTGATAAACCCACAGTTCCTACTAAGACTTCTCAGTTGAGTAATGACTCAGGTTATCTCACAAGTGTATCTTGGAGTGCAGTTACAGGTAAGCCTACGTTTGCTAATGTGGCTACTACTGGTAACTACAGCGATCTTGTTGGTACACCTACAGTTCCCACTAAGACTTCTCAGTTGTCTAATGACTCTGGGTATCTTACTGGTGTGTCTTGGGGTACTGTAACAGGTAAGCCTGAGTTTGCTAATGTTGCAACCACAGGGTCTTATAACGATCTCAGTGATACACCGAGTTTGAACTTCCTGCCTTTGACTGGTGGTGTGGTCACAGGTACTACAACCTTCGGTGGTGTTAATGTTTCTTCTATTAACATTAGTAACTTTACGTTTAATGCTGTAGGTAACTTAGGAGGTTCTAATCCTACTATTGACGGTTCGTCAAAAGATTCACTTAAGTTCTACGGAACTGGTACTGTTACAGTTAAGGATTTTAACTCTAACTTCCAACAGGTAAAAACCGTTCAGTTTACTTCAGTACCTGATTCTCTGGTGCTTGGTGATAACTGGAAGTTTACTTCTGGTTCTGACACTGAGATTACAATGGGTTCTGTTCTGATTCTTTTCTGGTTTAATAACACAGGGTATGCCTGTCTGTTAAAGAAAGCTGAGGAATAATAGTTATGAAGATTTATAAATATAAAGACAAACAGTTCTACTCTGAGAACTCCTTAAGGAATTACTTTAAGGAACACGAAAAGGTACTCTTTGGTTCTGCCATTCCGTTAAGTACTTGGGGTATTAGTATTGAAATAAGGGAACAGCCAACAGTAAGAGCATATAGTAACACAAGTTCAGATCTAGCTGTACATCTTGCCAGAGAACTTAGACAGGATCGTGATAACGAACTAAGGGAAACCGATGTTTACATGTTGTCTGACTATCCGATTACACCAGAGAAACGACAGGAAATGATCGAGTACAGACAGTGGCTTAGAGATTTGCCTGAACTTGAAGGTTTCCCTGATAAGATTGAACTTAGGGAGAGACCAGATGTCAGCTAACGCTTTATTGACACTTATGGGTGAACAAGGGAATGGCTCTGGCAATCCCTTTGAGATTGTTGAGAGGGATTGGGAGTATAACTTAAAGTTTCTTAACCTTTTTCAAGTACAGAATTTTATAGCTTACAGAAAAAGTGTTGAAGATAACTTTAAATTAAGGGGTAGGCTAAACACAACGCTGTTTAATGGAGACTTTTCAGACGACTTATTAGGCACGTATATACCAACAGACTACTTCAACACAAATGAATGGTCAAATCCTCTGCGCATTAAGGATTCAAACTATACGCTTGGTTGGGGTGCATATTATTTTGGACATTCACCTGAAGACAACAGTTTTATAATCACCCCAAGAAATGGTTTTAGGACAATGTTTAATAAAGCAGAAGCCGCAGTTTTTACTGGTAAGTATGTTCGTTCGCTTGTTTGCTACATGGCAAGTTATAACATATTCTTCACAGACGAAAACAAGGTTCTGTATGTGATAGACAGGTGGAACCCAACTGAAGGGAGTATAAGTGGTACTAGCGTTTACGACTTAGGTGTTAAATATATATGTGGTTGCAGAGGTTCAACAAGTCACATCGCTGTGGGTTACTTAAAGGAGAACGGTGAACTATACACTGAAGGAGCTTTTGCGGGATCGGATGGATATGTCTATGACTACGACTATACATATAGAGAATGTGTTGCTAAGGACGTTGTAGACTTCCATGTTAATTCATGCTACTCAGCATATCTGACAAAAGACGGTGACCTATTTTTCAGAGGAAGCAACGCAATGTCGCTAAACTCTGAGACTTTTGGTAAATATCTTGAGGGAACACTGTTTGGTGAATCTTATGGAGATTATATACAAGAATACACACACGTTGATGAAGGTGTTGTTAAGATTTGTGTTCCTAAAGGTGTGTTCAATCAAGGTTGTTTAACATCCTTTTGTTATTTAAAAGCAAATGGTGAGCTTATTGGCTGTGGTTATCACGTATACGATAAAATCTTAGGTTTATCGTCAAGTGAGTATGCACAACACCGTTATGTTATAGCCACTGGAGTAACAAACGCTTGGGAATCACAAGGTTCTGTTTTTTATGTAAAAGGTGGTTGTACATATGTTTTTGGTAGAAACTATATGTGTGCTTTAGGCATTGGAGAGCCTTTATCAGGATCACCATCAAACGATTATACTAACAACTCAGACACTCCTGTTGTATATGATCCTATAAAAATAGCTGATGAGGAAGCAGAGTATGTACAGCTTATTCCGTACTTAGCACTTTCAAACGCTAAGTATGCTACTGGATTTGACACCATGAGGTCTCTTGTAAAATACTGGAATAAAGAATCAGTTTTTTGTAATGGGATAATATATGGTTTAAGCGACTCAGTAACAGTCTATTCAGGAACTGTAGAGATAGAACTACCACAGGACTAGCGTAAACACGGTATTGACAAAAAGCCCACTTTGTGATATAATAGTTGTCCACAAAGGGAGAGACTTAACATTTTTGGAGGTATTTACCATATGGCAGAATTTGCTTCTAAAGGAGTTGCAGGAACAGCCCTTGGCTTGGGCATTGCAGGAACAGTTGGTTTGGCTTCTCAGCTCACTGGTAACGGTGGACTCGGAGGACTGTTCGGTGGTGGAAACAATCAGGAAGTGGTTGACTTGAAGGCTCAGGTTGCCAAACTTGAATCTGAAAAGTACACGGATGATGTTGCTATGAGTGCCTACAAGCAGTCTGTTGCTGACAACAAGTCTCTCAGAGACGATGTGTTTGCTTATGTCAATCCTATTTCTCAGACTATTGCGTCCAACCAGACTGAGATCGCAGTGTTGAAACAGCAGTTCGCTGATAAAGCTGAAACTGACAGACTGCGTGAACAGCTGACTCACGCTAAGATCAACGAAGTAGCTCTTGTGGCTAACAACGGTCTTACGGCTCTCGGTGGTCAGGTAGCTTGTCTCCAGAACACAGTGTCCAACATTACGAAGGTCTATGTTCCTGCGGCAAGTGTAACTCCTGCTCCTATGCCTGAGTTTAACTCTTGGACTGCTCCTACCGCAACTACAACCACAGCAGGTTAAAATAAATTATGGCATTAGTTAACGTCAGTAAACTTCAGAATGTAATCCCTGAGTTCATTGACTCACAGCTAATGCCCAGTGCTCCCTCAGAGATGAAGTGGATTCTCGGGGGAGCAACCTTTCTTATCCTACAGAAAGCTGATGTTATGGTCAACGAGTATGTTCCTTTAGGTAAGAAACTGGGCTTAGTTAATGAGAACAATCAGATTGACACTCAGTTGCTCAGAGGATTCTTTAACTCAGCTTTTAATAAATCAGGAAGAATCACCAAGTTCGGATTTACCTTTGATAAGAACGATGGTGAGGCTTTGGTTAACATAATGGAGCGGTATAGGGATGATTAGAGACGATGTAGACGGTGATAAAGTCCTTTGCGGATACACTGTAGAACAGAAGCGTGAAATCATTAAGAATACTGAAGAAGTACTTTTGGAATTCTTGGATGGCTTCAAGTATGTAAACGGTATTTATCTTGATGATCAGGAACTGGATAACATTAAGGATGCTTGTCTGGCTCTTGAAAAGATTCACAAGGTTCAATACTAGTTTAAATAACATTAAATAAAATTTATATAAAGCCTAAAGGGGTAACATTATAATTGGTGTTATCCCTTTATGTTTTATACTTAAGGACTTTAGGAGGAGAAATAAATGATTA